GTTGTAATAAGAAATCATTTCACCGTCAATAGGTCCTGTGATTTCTTTCTGAAGTAGTCTTTGTTTAAATAATGTTCTGGCTTTTAAAGAAGTAATATACATTCCAGAAGTTGGCTGAGATTTTTTTATATTATTTAGATTTAAATTAAAGCCTAAAATTTCAAAATCTTTAGTTTCTATTTTATTTGATATATCTTGTACTAATTCATTTCCAGCAAAAGTAATAATAACAGGTCTTGTTTCTTTACGGATTTTTTTCAGAATCATTGCAAAAGAATACCATTTGCATTTTTCAATATAGAGATCTCGATTTATTCCATATTCGCCACCAAACTTTAATCTAAATCCATTGTCTTTTTCAGGATTTGCATACGGCTGATATCGAATACTTTCATATCCAAATCTTTTAAAACTATTTGCAGTTTTAATTTTTTGAATTTGATTATTCATATTTTCAGGATTGAAAATAATATAAACCAATGTATCTTTACGTAAATGGAAAACTTCTTCTACACTCATCTGTAATCATCCAAGTTAAAATTTGTACCGTGCATTTTATAAAGATCTCTTTCATGGTTTGTATAAACTAATACTTCAGGATCATCAATTAAGAAATCACAATCATTGCAGTAAGATGGCCAGTTACCCATCTCATGATCTTTACGTAGCTTATTATATTTATCCCCGTACCAGATGTCTTCTAGAGAATTCTTTGATAAATGACCTAGTACAGCTTCATCATCTCTTCCAAGTACTTGGCAGCAAGGATGAATAGCCCCAACGTTCCCGCCGATACCACCAGCGCGGATAACAATATCAGGGCTGAAGGGTCTTCCGCAAGTTTTCTTTTGGCCCACTCTTTCATAATTTGGATCATATACTCCACTCCAATTATGCATCTTCCAAATTTCGGTCTTTACGCCAGCACCTTCAACAATCTTACGATATTGTTCTACTTCATAATCTATATTATCATTATCAAGAATCAAATGATATGTCGCCACAACACAATCTGATAATGTGGCGTAAACATAAGCCGCTGTTTCTTCTAAATTATATTTAACAGTTTTGAAAGAACTACTATTCATCCATTGGCGATAAGTCTCTTCATCATAACCAATCATTGAAAATCGAATAAAATCAGCACCAGCGTCAACAACCTCATGCATAAACTGACCTGTCATACGAAATCCATTTGTAAACATAAATGCCTTAGCACCGTACTTCTTTACAATTGCAACATATTCTGGTAAGTTACGATTTAGTGTTGGTTCACCAGAACCTTCAAGGTTAACTACGTTTAAACCTGCTTCTGCGCATTGAGCCACATAGTCTTCAAATACATCCAGTGGCATCTTCTTTAACCAGTTTTTGCCACGAGCACCATGTGTTCCATCTTCATTTGTTTGTGGACACATTTGGCAAGTATAGTTGCAACCACCATTAATTTCTATTACTGCACGATCAATATGCATTTACCATCCATTCACAAATCTATTAAAAACGTTTTTATAATTTTCTGCTTTTTCTGTAGCTGATTCTATCATATATTCTAACTTATGTAAATCTCTTTTTACATAAAAATCTCCATCTTTTATCCACAATGCTGCTGGAGTGTGCCATCGAGTAATATTGCTATTACTAAAAACAATATGAGGCTTAAAGAAATTCTTTGCTATGTAATGCCACATACCTTCATACGATATGCAGCATTCACAAGTTCGGATATGATAGACCACTTCAGATATTGGAGTTCTATAATCTATTTCAACTACATTATATCCAAAGTCATTTAATCTATCTATAAGTCTTATCCATTCATGATCCAGCATAGGTAATTTATATCCGGATAATTGTTGGGCTGCATTAAATGTTGGTCGCCATAATACAATTTTACCATATTGTGGAGTGGTATTTAATGTTGGATCAAATCCCCAATATCTATATAATTCTGAATTAGATCTTCTTTGTACTCCAAAATACTTTTTTTGATATACTTTAAAATCTTTACTATTGAAGACATGCTCTATATGGACTATATCTTTCCACATATAGAATTGATTGATATATTTTACTCTTCCATCTACAGATTCTGGATCTTCATAATGATAATAATGGTCTTCTGGAAAATGATAATGAATCTGAAGTTTAGTTGGCTTTTGATTTACAAAAGCTCTCATATAAGCAATATTCATACCATACATTGAATCGCCAATACCCACTGTTGTTTTCCAACGTATAGTATCTACACCATAGTTATCTCTCCAATTCCCGACCCAATGATTCCAAAGATCCATAATATAGATTAATCTCTTTTGCTAGTTCCATAGCTGTATCAAAATTTTTACGGAACCGATTGTTCTTATGTCCATTATTTATAAAATAGTTAATACTATCAATATCACTCTGATAGCTCGGTAAATCAAAAGTTTTCCGATATGATACTAATTCTTCGTATTGGAATCTCTTAGATAAAACTTCAAACAGAGTCATAGTGGCCTTCCATTTTAAATAATCCCATGATACTAGGAGTGTTTGCATAATATTTTGCGACTGAACTATATTTTATATTTGTATAAAAATAATATTTTGGATCGTATTTTATATCAAACAATTTGTAGGTTCTTTTGCAAGCAAGTCTAACATCGTATAATTCAATATTATCTACTAGAATATAGCGAGGTTTTATTTTCATACAAGATTTTAAATCTTTTTTAGGGAAATCATCAATGTGTTTGCCATCAACAAAAATTAAATCAATATCAGTATGCCTATGCTCATTTCCCCAAATAGGTTCTTTATAAAATGTATGTTGCGGCCAATACTTTTTAATCTGTCTTGCATTTTTTTCTGATACAACATTTGGATCGTAGCTTACTAAAGATTCCAAATTTTTAAATACAGTCATCATCACAAGAGATGCATGTCCTGCCCACATTCCAATTTCAATTACTTTCTTTGGATTAATTATTTCTTGCATCTCAATCCAAGGATTAATCATGTCTGGATTATTTAAATCAGTTCCACCCCATTCATCTTTTGGATAACGTAAGTAATGATCGTCAATGTTTAAAATGTTTTTCGCCATAACTTTGTATTAACTCTCTATCAACTTGATAACTCACATTGGTTGCTATAATAGTTTTTCGTGTATTACTTTTTATTATAGGAGATCTATGTACTAAAAAAGTTGGAAAAAATATCAACTGCCCTTCTTTTAAAGGAATATCATAATGTAAAAATTCAGTCGCTTCTGACATTTCAGGTAGTTCTAAATAATATACTACTGCCCAATGTCCGTTGTGTTGATGCCAACCAAAATCTGAGTTTTGAGTATATTGTTGAAACCAAGGTTTTATTTTTTTATATTCTGGTTGCAACCCGTATATTTCAGCAACTTCCATTACATATGGATATATTAATTGTTCAAATAATTTTTCATATGTTTTTGGTACATTCATAGGATAGTCATACAGATAACCTTTTTCATTTGGCTCTATATTATTTTTCTCTATCATCTCTTCTATAGATTTCAAAAGCAGAGGTTTATACTGCTCATGACCTTCTACATCAAACACATGGATATGATCTGGAAGCTTAGGCTGATTCTCCAGTAATGTATTCATATATGTATTCCCATTTAGAAAAGGTTGGAAAATCTTCGTTATGCATGTTGTGAGCATGTTCTACAACAAGACTTTCTAATCCAAGACTATCGCCTAATTCAGCATTTTCTAATTTATCTTCAATCCAAATCAATCCGCAATCAGCATAAGGTGCAAGAACATTGTCTTTATCAGCTCCAGTATCTTCAAAAATAAACTTAGTAAATGCAGTCTCACCAAATAGCTTTTGAGTATTTTGGATACGAAGCTTTTGAGCTGATTCATCTTTGGACAGAGATGTAATCATATGAAAAGTATATCCATGCTTACGGTGTAATAGATCTACGTAATACATGGCATCACGTAGCGGTGGTAAGAAGCCAATGGCTGCAGATTCATTAAACATCTTACACATTAGCTTTTTTGTTTGACGATCTAATCCATACCGATCGCCCATATCATAACATTCTTCACCACCATCAACCATTTCATAGCCGTGGCTTTGCATCCAAACATTAAAAGCATACTCCCAATTCATGAGTACGCCATCGCAATCAGTAAGAATTACCTTGTTTAAATTGTTCATCATATAGTTCTCCTTCATTATATTGGTATTCTAACACATCTTGAGGAGAATGTACATAGTTTTTTTCAGATTTTGATTCTTTGATACGAAAATCTTTTTCTTGAGATCGTGTTTTGTTTCTACCACGTTTTTTATTGCGGGGATCAAATCTAGAATATTTTGCCATTTACCTTTCCTAATAACCTAGCATTTCTTTTGTCATAATATAATCTCGGACAAAGTCTGATCTTACAATGTCTTCCCATCCGAAATTAACAATAGTAAAGTTCTTAAGCTGTTCAACAATCTGTAAGAACCTTACAATTCCTTGTTTATCATCATCAAATTTAAAATCACTTTGTTTGTAATCACCACTAAATATAATTTTACTATGACGTCCAACGCGAGTAATTACAGAATCTAATTCATGAAAGTTTAGGTTCTGCATTTCATCAACAACTATAATCGTATTGTCAAATGTTTGACCGCGAATAAACGATGTAGATTCAAATTGAATTTGATTTGCTGATACCATTTTATTATATGAAGTCTTATCTCCAAAAAGCTCATGGCAGATAGATTTATATGGTGTGGTAAAAGCTTCTTCTTTTGCTTCTTTATCTCCTGGTAAATAACCCATCTCTCTTGTGGGGACCATTGAGCGTACAATAACTAGTTTATCCCATTCAGTTTCTTTATCTAAAACATCTTCTAATGCCAGATAAAGAGCCATAAAGGTTTTACCAGTACCGGCAGTACCAGTTAACACTAAGTTATCACCATCATCCCATGATTTATATGCAATTTCTTGATTTTTTGTGAGAGGATCAAACTGGAGTAAATCATCCAATTTGACTGACATAGAATTGTTAACAGACTTTTGTCGTTTCATGTGTTCATTTTATTACGAGGAGAATTTTTAGAAATTTTACCAAGAACATCTTTCCATCCGTCCCCAGCTTTGTTAACAGTCATTCCATGTTGACTAATAAATTTTGCGGTGGCTAATTTCTGAGTCCACTCTCCTGTGGCTAAGATTTCTTCTCGTTCCGCTAAGGAAAGAATCATTTCTTTCTCTTCACCGGTCTCATTATTAATCATTGTATATGATGGCATTTGATTTGTGTGGGGGACCGAAGTCCCCCCTATCCTTTCCTATGAAACTTGTTCCAATCTTGATTCTAGAAAATCACGTTTTCGTTTTAACTTAGAAAGCAGGTCTTTATTATTTTTTTGTTTTACCCTCTCCATATAATTAGTTAATTCCAATAAATCGTTTTTAAGTCTATCAAGTTGGATTTTACTCATTTATACTCCTATTTAAAGTTATTTGAGAATTAAGTTTGGAAATGCCTCCTGTACTAGTTTCTTGGTAATACCCTTAATTGGCATCTTTTTGTTTATCATACCAACAAGGAGCTCTGCATCTCGAGGATGAACTGACTCGAGAATATCTAAAAACATTTTTTCTCTTTTTGGCTTGAGCATACGCTGTCCTGGACCACCTTTGACAAAATAAGCAAGCTTCTTATTATGTTGAGTCCAGTTTGATGGATGCGATTCAGCTGCGGCTGGTTCATAAGGAACTTTACCTTCAGGTAATAGGAATACAACGGCCTCGTCAAACGTACCACGTAGTACATCTTTGAGAGCCCAGTTGTTCTGTTGCTGTTTGAGGAGTTCGACTTTTTCAGACTTTGTTTTTGCCTGTGCAACTTTTTCAAGTATTTCAAAAGTATAAAATTTGGTTTTGTTTACCATATCAAATGAAGTCCTTTACGTCTTCTAATAATCTACGACATCTCTTTTCAACCAAGTAACTAAAGACCTTTTTCCGGTTCTCCCATTTATCTTGATTATTATAACTATATATAATTTTCTCTTTTAGTTCCTGAGGTGTAGATTCAAGATCAATCATTCTTCGATTACGTTGTATATTACGCATGACTTCAGGTCCTTGAGATGATGGATCTTCCATCAAAGCTTCTAATATAGGTTTTCTTAACGGTGTCTGGCGAGTACCGTCAACAAATACATTATCACCAGAAAGCACATTAGGTACTCCATCTGAAGTATCTCCTTTCAGGATAAGTTCTAAGAGTTGCTTACGTGGATGTTCAACCTTGATAAACTTTTTAGTCATAGGAGAAAACTGAGCAACATTAGAATATTTTTGTAGTTGTGCAAAGTCTTTGTCTGCAGAGATAATCATTACTTCTTCATGATTACCAAACTCTTGTGTATTTTCAACAAGAGCAGCAATGGCGTCATCAGCTTCACAGCCATCAACTTTAATGGTTTTATAAGGGAAGTATTCACCAAGCTCATCCCATACCATATTAATCACACGAAAGATTTCATTCCAATCCATCTTGGATTCTTTACGGTTTTTCTTACGTGATGCTTTGTACTGAGGAAACGCCTGATAACGCCAGTTATTACCAGCATCACCAGTGATTACAACTTCACCATACTTATCTTTAAATTTTGTACGATACATACGAATTGAATTGAGAATCATATGGCGAATCAGGTTCTCATCAATATCAAGCTTTTGAGTTACAATGTTGCTAATGGCAATCGCATTGTAGTCAATAATAATCATTACATATCTCCTTTATGTTAGATCTATTCTAACACATCTTCATCTGATTGTAAACCTAAAATATGCTTTCTATGAATTTTTCCACCAACAAATGCGTTATAGTATTCATCTGGTTTTAAGAGTACATCATATTCTAGTTGATACTTCATTTCATAATAAGAACATTGACCTTTTGTCTTACAAAGCTTTAAGATTTCTCTATGGTAATTGTCAGCGCCTTTTTCTTCTACAAGTTGCTGGACTTCTTTACTCGAACCAAAATACTTCCGCCAATCTGACTCAGCCCTTGTCCTGACTCTGCGTTTCCGTGTTTTTGTTTTTGGAAGTATCTTGGGTTTCCAGAAAAATTTCTTACCAATATATTTCATACCAGTATCTTTTTCTGTAATCATATAGACGAAGCCCTGGTATTCTTCAGGAGTTTCATCAAACTCTTTTCCATTATAATGCCACATAAAAAAATAGCCCCTTTCGAGGCTATTTATTAATCTTCTATCAGTTCAAAGACCGAATCTTCTCCACACATTGGACAAAATTGTGGAGTATTATCGTCTTCAACTACTACTTCTGTGACACTATCGCATACTTCGCATTCTGTCCAATATGTTTCTTCCATTTGATCTCCTTAGAAAGTAATTTCGCAAGCACCACCTTGACATGCCGTAGCA